GAAGAATACAAAGTGGAGTTTGATCAAGATGGAACTGCAGCAGATGCATCTGAGATTGATGAATTGTCTAAATCAGAAATTATAAAAGAAGTTTCAGGTGAAGCACCATCAATTAAAAAAGCAGGCGGTGGTATAGCAAGCATGTTAGGAGAATAACGTGGCAATAAATTTTTTAAAAAGAATAGAAAATTTTGTAGATCTATATGACGATGACACATCAGACATGGCTCAAGGTGAGAGAATTAATTTTAAAAATGGTTTAGGTCCTAGAAATAAAATTAATCAACTAGGGGTAGGTGATGAAATTCTTAAAATGTAT